GAACCCAGTACAAGTAGGGTGGGAGTTAGTTCCATACTCCTTCCTTATCGACCAGATGGTCAACGTGTCCCAGTTCCTCGGGTCCTGGACGGACTTTTGGGGGTTGGACAGGAGCCATGAGTGGGCGGTTGGGATTGTGTCTGTGCAGCAGCTTCGGCTAACAGCCGTAGGCTTTCCTGTACAGCACGTCCGTCAGCTCACTCATCAAGTTCTCGCCGCCAGGCAGGCGGCCCTCATTGGGCCGTATCTGCATTTTGGTGGCGCTTTTGGCCTTGTAAACAGCGCTCGTCGGGTGGCAAACAATTTGGCACTCGCCGTCTCACATATGTGAAGGCTCGTACTTCGCGTTCACCAACCTAGAGGACTACCTACTATGCCAGCTATGGCTAACATCACCGTGAAGAACAAGGCGAATGCTGACGTGGTGTACGTTTCGGCTACGCCCAGCAGCGGGGATCGAACTCCCGCCGTCTGGACGCAGAACGCCGCGTCACCATATCTCGATCGTCGACCGAAGCTGTCGGTATCTACGCGTAACTCGGGAGGACAACTCCCAGCGCGTATTATCCAGATCAGTACCGTCTTCCCCGTGGTTGAAACAATCCAAGGGGCCGACGTGGTCACCGCTCGTGTGGTTTTCAACGGCAGCGTCACGTTGCCGACGAACTGCGATGGACTGAAAGCAAGTGACGGGTTCCACCAGTTGGGTGGCCTCATTGCTTCAGCTCTCATGCGGGAAGTCGGCGACACTGGCTTTGCACCCTCTTAACAATTAGCCTCGGCTAATCTGAGGGTACCTCCTTAGAGGTCGTGGTCTCCCAAGGAGATCTTTATGAAAACCGAGTCAGCACTTCTAGCACTGCTCGACACTCCTTTTGCTTTGGGCCTGAACCTTCTGGCCGAAGCTGGGGAGTGGGACCAACTCGTGCAATTGCGAGTTGATCCTAGGCGCTACCTTGATACTGTCAACGGTATATGGTCCTATTTTAAGGACGCCCAAGCACTTGCTTTGTTTAGCAAAAGGGTGGACTTAGATACGACCGTAGACCGAACCAAAGTAGCGTTCGATGAGTTCCGAAAGACTGAAACTCATTGCGCCGCAGTGAATTACCAATTGTCCTTCTTGCTACTTCCTGCTACTCCAGGTAACACCTGGGGTGAGGACGCGCTACACGCAATTGTGGAGCGTGGAAGAAAGTGGCTTCTCAGGACGTTGGGTCCTGTTCCTAACCGCCTTAAGGGGCGGTTCGGTCCGGGAACCGCGGTCGAATACAGAAGCAGTGGCCGTCTTCCTACGGTGGCCGACAAATCCGTAACTGCGTTCGCAGTGACGTCGGATGCACGAGAGATCCTCCAACATACCCTCGAATTTGCAGGGTTAGGAAATCTCGGGGCATCTTGCAGTTTCCAGACAGTTCGAGGGAACGAACTCGCGTTCGTTCCCAAGACAGCGAAGACCGATCGCACCATTGCGATCGAGCCTGGCGGGAACCTTTTCGCCCAATTGGGTATTGGTTCTTTCTGGAAAAGTCGACTGGCAAAGGTTGGTCTCGGCGTCAGCCCATCGGAC